TAGCAGACCCGCTATTTGGCACGTCTATATCAATTACGCAAATCGCAAATTCGGATTTGATACAGACTTTGCTATGTATGCTGGTGGTTCAGGGGCTTTTGTTCCATCAACTACATCCAAGTTTGATTTTAGATTGTGGTCAGCATTACAAGACGGCACAAACTACATTGATTTGGATGTTGGAACGGGGCAAGTCACTAAAACAGGCACAACAACAGTTTCAACAGGCGAAATTGCAATCAATAATACGTCCGATGGGAAAATGGTGGCTTCTCTTGCTCAATTCCTAGACTTTGGAGGCGCACAAACTTATACAGGGTCAGCGGCTAACATTACCATTGATATTTATGGGCGCGTTGTAGGCTTTACTGCCCCTGATGATTTTTATTTCAGCCGTCAGGATTGGACAGCAACAAGCGGTCAAACAGTATTTACACCAACAGCAAGGGCGGCTGGATATATTGCTGGTCAGGATTTAATTCTACAAAACGGATTATTGTTATCAGTAGATGAATACACCGAAACTACAACTGATTTCACATTATCAGTAGGCGCAACGGCTGGCGACATTATCACTTGCATTTCAATGCGGGCTGTATCTAGCGCGGCTTATTATGAAAATACTGGCTTAATTGTTCAATCAACTGGCACGAATACAGCAACCTATTCAACAGCGCAACTCCCACAACAAGCAATCAACGCTGGCGATATAATGACATTTAGCAATAGCGGAAGCCCAACTCAATACACGGTTGCAAGTGTTGATTATTCAACGCGCACTATTACCTTTACGACTAACCCAACAGCAAGTGTAGGCAATACATTCTATCGTTATCGTGCGGCTGGGGCATCTTATCCAGTATTTAGCCGTTTTGAACATGATATGACAACCGCTTCAACCTACACTCCTACAACATGGGCTTTAGAAAGCGGGTATGAATTGCCATTTATCAACGGAACGCTTTTGAATGAGCAAGACTACGATATTGTTTCAGGCACAATTACCAACTTCCCTGCCGTGATGACAGGCGAATTGGCTGTTATTCAGTTTTCAATGAATAATCTAACTACGCCAACAGGCGGGATGGCTAACGTAGTAACATATTCCGAAAGCGGTAGAAGTGTGTATTCTTTTGTCTATAATAGCGTTTTAGATTTATTTTCGAATGGTGTATTATTGAAACCAACTAGCGATTACACGGTTGGAACGAATACTTACACAATGTCAACACCATTCGATAATAGTTCAACAATTTTAGTGCAACAAACTTTTGCTTCACAAGGAGCGGCATAATGACTCAAGCATTTAATCTTTCACAATTAGCCAATAAAGTTAATACTAGCGGTCAATTAGATGCGACTAGCGGATTAAGTGGCGCAACACCAATTGCAAACGGCGGCACAAATAACGCATCTTTGAGCGTAACGGCTGGCGGCGTTCTTTATACAGATGGCTCTAAAGTTGTTAATGTTGGTGCTGGAACAACAAATCAAGTTTTAACATCACAAGGTTCAAGTCCACCTATTTGGCAAACCGCATCATCAGGCTTTACTAATATGCAAGTATTTACAAGTCCCACGGCATTTACCACGCCATCAAGCACAACAAAAATGAAAATTACAGTTGTAGGCGGCGGCGCAGGGGGAGCTACAAACGGCACTTATGGCGGGGGCGCTGGCGGAACTGCTATTTATGTTGGCGCTGTTACAGCATCTACGCCTTACCCTATTACTGTTGGTGCTGGCGGAGCAACTGGTCCAACTGGAAATTCAGGAGGCACATCTTCTTTTGGTGTTTTGGCGTCAGCAACAGGTGGCGCATCAGCCCCAGCAACAAGTACTGGCGGAGCTGGAACAACAGGAACATTTTTAATAACTGGCGGAGCCGCATCTTCAGGGGCTGTTGTTACAGTACCAATTCCGCTTGGTGGGAGTAACACTTATTCCTCTTCAGGCGCGGGCGGGTCTAGTTCTTTAGGCGGAGATGGCGCGTATGGTTCTGGCGGAAGGTCGTCTAGACCATCAGTTCCAACACCCGCTAGAGCTGGTACTGGTGGAGTTGTAATTGTTGAATATTAGGAGGAAATATGTCATTGAATGCTTTAATTAGTCCAACACAACTCGTATATAATTACACCGTTGAACCGCCTGAATATCTTGGCTGGCGTGTTGCTCAAGTAGAGCCTGATGGCCAAACCTTTGAGGTTGGCTCACCGTTGTTTTGGACTGCTTGTTCTGATTACGTTGTTGCTGATGTGTATTATTATAAAAATGATACGAGCGAATTTTTATTAGTACCAACTCCACCAGAGCCGCAAGTTGATTATTTATTACCGCCCGAACAAACATTAAATGCTACTAAAACAGTTTCTTAATGATAAGGAAATTTTATATCTATTAAAGATAGCCAAAAATATAGATTATAAAAAAAAGGCTAATGGAGTAAATGTATTTATTGAAAAAATAATCAAATTCAAAAATGATAAAATCTTAAAATGTATTATCAATAAAGCTTTAACAAAATTAAATGAGCATTATATTGGCTTTGAATTTCATTTTGAATGTAGTGTTTTTTTAAAAATTGAAAATAAAGGCTGGGTTTCAAAGCATTTAGATTGGGTGGAATTTAATAAACGGGTTTTAAATTTCAACATTCTTTTACAAAAGCCAAAAGATGGAGGGTTTATACTACACGGAAATAAAAAGATAATAATGAATGTAGGTGATGCTTACATTTTAGATGCTTCAATTCCACATGGAATATCAAGTTTGAAAAGTGATGATAATTATTTTTCTTTGATATTTTGGAATAGTAAAAATATAAAATAGGATAAGACAATATGATTACGAAAAAAATCTTTCAAGAAAAAGGTTATGTGCATTTACATGACTTTTTACCAAAAAACACCTGTCAAGAATTGACAAACGAATTAAAAAATTTAATTCAAAGCAATTTAACTGTAAAAGACCCGCAATGTCCAAAATCACAAGCCATCCATGGAGCAGAGTCTTTTGATAAATTACTTGAATATTGCCTCCCGTATTTTCAGGAAGTAAGCGGTCTAGAATTATTCCCAACATACAGCTATGCTCGCCTATATGCACCTGAAGAAGAATTGGTAATACATACAGATAGAGAAGCTTGTGAAATTAGCGCAACGATAACTTTAGGTTTTGAAGATGATTGTTGGCCTATATTTATGGGCGACAGCATGGAAAAAGATAATGCTTCTGAAATTCTCATGCAAGTAGGCGATGCTGTTTTATATAAAGGCATGGAAAAATATCATTGGCGAGATAAATTTAAAGGTAAATGGCAAGCGCAAGTCTTTTTACATTATGTTGATAAAAATGGCCCTCATGCAGAATGGAAGTATGACAAAAGAAAGCGTTTGGGATTAAGTCAAAACTATCAACAAGAAAATCAATTACATCAATTTTATATAGCGCATGAAGCAATTTCACATGGATTTTGCGATAACATTATTAAACAATATTCTCCAGCGGAAGTTACAAAAGATGCTCCATATATAGGCAATGGAGATATAAATTTAGATATTAGAAATGTCCAAAGATTGCCCTTGCCAATGAATGTTGGAATTGGCGGCACACTTACATCTATTGGTTTAAATCTAAATAATGACACATGGAAATTTGCTATTACTCACTCAAATCAAACAGAATTTTTAATGTATGATGTAAATGGCAAATATGAAGAACATATTGATACTGAAATTAAACATAGTAAAGAAACTAGGAAAATTACTGTATTAGCAATTTTAAATGACGATTTTGAGGGTGGTAAATTCTTTATTAAAAATGGCCATGATAAAATTTATCCGCAGCAAAATAAAGGTGATGTAATTATTTTCCCTTCATTTTTATCTCATGGGGTAGAGCCAGTAACAAATGGAATAAGATATACGGTGGTTACTTGGTTGGTTGGTGAGTTTTTTAAATAGGATAAAATATGGCTAGAATTATTATTGTTTTAGAAGATATTGGCGACAACATGGTTAATTATTTTACATCATGCGAAACGCCTGAAGAAACTAATGAAAATGGCGAACCAACTCCAGCTTTAAAATTAGCTGTTAAAATTATTGATGATTTTTTGACAAAAGAAACAAACAATGAAGTAGAATAACAAAAAAACGACAAGATAATAATTCGCCTTGCCGCAAGTGCGCGGGGGCGTCATTTACCGAGTGAGGGAATTATTATGGCTGTATTTAATAAAAACAGTCTGACGCAAGTGTCAGGCTTTGACAATCCAATTATTGCTGGCGAGTTAGTCTATGAACAGCAAACATTCTGGAATTTAGAAATCACCAACGAAGGTGGCCTGCCAGTAGATTTAACTGGCGCTACCATTGACGCGCAAATAGTTCAGCGCACATTATCCAATGTTCAAGATACCCGTTACGGACTTTCTTTTGATATTGGGAATTACACACCAACACCAACACCAATCCCTCTTACTATTACAAACCGCGATGATGCCGCTGGCTCATTTACGCTTGTTATTGATGATAGTTCTTGGGGCTTGGTTGATACCGATACTGAAATGGCAATCAATTCTGTCAATGGCGCTGGCTTTTCAGGCCGTATTAAAATCAGTTTTCCACAATCAAGCGCAACGCCACCTGAAGATAATATCATTTTCCTATTCTTTATTGTTCGTTCTGATGGCATTGTAAAAGTATAAAGGAGGCATCATGGGGAGTATTAAAGTTTCAGCCGTTCCCAGCAACACGAATGTAAGTGTTCAAGATGCCAATAATCTTACAGTCAATGTTCAAGGCGGCAATAAAGTCAATGTTGAGGTAACTCCTGTTGCAAAACAGGTTGTTCAAATCAATAGAGGCGTTCAAGGTAAATCAGGAAACGACAATATAGCTGGCTATCCAGTAGTTATGAGCAATATTCAAAGACGGGATGTGGTTATGTTTGGCACAAACGAATGGAATAACGTGCCGCAAACCGAAATTTCAGACGGCGGCAATTTTTAGGAGTTTAAATCATGGCAAATACCATTCGCATTAAAAGACGTACCACGGGTTCTGCTGGCGCACCAGCATCATTGGAAAACGCGGAGTTAGCATTTAACGAGGTTGGGGTTGTACTATACTACGGTTCAGGTACAGGCGGCGCTGGCGGTTCAGCAACAGAAGTCATTGCTATTGGCGGTTCAGGCGCATTTTGTGACCTTTCAACAGGCCAAACAATCGGCGGCACTAAAACATTTAGCAACACAATTCAAGGTTCAATCAGCGGAAATGCTGGCACGGCAACTAAACTAGCAACAGCCCGCGACATTTCAGTATCAGGCGATGCAACAGGCACAACATCCTTTGACGGTTCTGCTAATGCTGATATTGCGATGACTTTAGCAACGGTCAATTCAAATGTTGGCACATACACCAAACTAACTGTAAACGGCAAAGGCTTGGTAACAGCGGCCGCAGATGCTAATTTGAATGACATTGGCTCACCAGTTTCATCATTTAGCTTTAATAGCCAAAATCTTACAAACTTGGCTGACCCTGTAAATGCTCAAGACGCGGCAACTAAATACTATGTTGACAGCGTTGCTCAAGGCCTAGACGTTAAACAGTCTTGCGTTGCCACAACTACTGGCAACATCACATTGACTGGTCTTAATACTCAAGCTGGTGGCGATTGGACATCATCATTGACTGCTGGTGACCGCGTATTGGTTAAAAATCAAACTGCGGCTCAAAACAATGGCATTTACGTTGCTTCAAGTGGCGCGTGGACACGCGCAAGCGATGCAAATACATGGGCGCAATTAGTTTCAGCTTTCACATTCGTAGAGGATGGCGCAACAGAAGCTGATACTGGTTGGGTTTGTACTGTAAATCAAGGCGGCACATTAGGCACAACACCTATTACATGGGCGCAATTTAGCGGCGCTGGTACATATACTGCTGGAACAGGCCTTACATTGTCAGGCAATGAGTTCAGCATTACCAATACTGCGGTGACTGCTGGCGCTTATGGTTCAGCAAGCAAGACTTTAGAGGCTACTGTAAATGCTCAAGGTCAACTAACAGCCTTGTCAGCGGTTGATATTGATATTACATTGTCACAAGTATCAGATGCTGGCACTATGGCGGCTCAAGATGCTAACAACGTAAACATTACTGGCGGCTCAATCGTCAATTTAACGACTTTTGACGGCATCACTATTGACGGCGGTACATTCTAAAAACTAACCCTTGCTATATAGCAACGAAAGGGATGCCACATGGCTAACATCATCAAACCAAAGCGGTCAAATACTGCTGGAAAAGTGCCTACAACCTCCGATTTAACTTCGGGGGAATTGGGCGTTAACATGGCCGATAAAAAGGCCTATATCAACAATGGCACAAACGTAGTTCAAATTGGGGCTGGCAATCTTGCTGGCCTTGGTGATGTTGCTTTAACAAGCCCGTCTAATGGGCAATCTTTAGTTTATAACGGCACAAATTGGGTAAACCAAACTGGCGCGGGTTCGGGCGATGTTGTTGGGCCATCATCAGCTACTGATAATGCTTTAGCTAGATTTGATACGACTACTGGCAAACTTATTCAAAATTCCGTAGTGGTTGTTGATGATAGCGGCAATATGTCAGGCGTTCCGACCATTACTGACATCAATTACATTGATTTTAATACTAGCTATGCGACTACGCTTGGCGCTGGTCAATTAGGATGGGATGGAAACGACACGCTTGGTTTAGGCATGATTGGCGGCAACGTCATTCAGCATATTGGTGAAGACCAATTTTTCTATTGCAAGGCATCTAGCGCAATCTCAAAAGGCCAAGTGGTTATGTTTACAGGCGCTGTTGGTGCTAGTGGCGTTCCTACTGGCGCACCAGCAACAGGCATTACCGATGGCACATACATTATGGGCGTTGCGGCAGAAGCAATCGCTTTAAATGACTTCGGTCTAGTGCAATCATTCGGCACTTTGCGAAATGTGGATACAAGCGGCTATTCCGATGGCGACATTCTTTGGTATAACCCATCTGTTGCTGGCGGCCTAACATCCACAAAACCATCAGCCCCTAATGTAAAAGCGCAAATCGCGGCTGTTATCAACGGCGGCTCTAGCGGCGGTGGCACAATTCTTATTCGCATCAATGCCGGCTCAACTTTAGGCGGCACGGATAGCAACGCACAAATCAATGGCGCATCAAATGGTCAATTCATTACTTATGATGGCACAAACGGCTATTGGAAAAACACAAGTGTTTCCGCAGGCACAGGCATTTCAGTTAGTTCATCATCAACTGGCGTTTTAACCATTTCAAATACAGGCGTGACAAATCTTATTTATGACACATTTACCGCCGATGGTTCAACAACTTCATTTACAACAAGCGCAACATACACAAGTGGAAAAATTGAGGTTTATTGTAATGGCGTAAAAATGCGTAACGGGTCTGACGTAACAGTAACAAGCGGAACGGCTGTTGTATTTGCAAGCGCACCGGCTAACACTTCTCTCATTGATGTAGTATATCCAACATAACAAGGAATAAATAAATGGAACAGTCAGTTTTTAATTGGTTGATTGGTGGCGTAGGAACGGCCTTTGGTTGGATACTTAAAGTTATATGGGATGCGCTGACTGAATTAAGACAAGATATGAAAGACCTTAATAAAGAAGTTCATGAGGATTTTGTCCGCAAAGAGGATTACAGGGTTGATATAGCCGAAGTGAAGCAGATGTTAGGTCGTATTTTTGACAAACTTGATAGCAAGGTAGATAAATGAATTTAACGCCGCATTTTACGCTTGAAGAAATGACATTTTCACCCGAAGCAATACGCAAAGGGCTAGACAACGCCCCAACGCCGACAATCCTAGAAAACCTAAAAATGACGGCTTTTAATATGGAAAAGGTGCGCGAATTGTTAGGCAAAGCAATTCATGTAACATCAGGATACAGAAGCCCCGCTGTCAATGTAGCAGTAGGTGGCACATTAAAATCGCATCATTGTCAGGGCTATGCGGTTGATTTTGTATGTACAGGCTTCGGAACGCCGCTTGAGATTTGTCGGGCGATTATGAAATCTGACATAAAATATGACCAATTGATTTATGAAGGAACGTGGGTGCATTTGTCGTTTGCCCCAAGTATGCGTAGAGAAAACTTACAAGCGCATTTCAAAAACGGCAAGGCCACTTATTCGGCCTTAATTTAAAAAGGAGTAACCTATGTTTCAATATATTTTAGACCGAGCAAACGAGCCTTCAACATGGCGCGGCGTTGTATTATTAGCAACAGCGGCTGGCGTAAACGTAGCCCCTGAATTGCTTAACGCAATCGTCACGGCTGGTCTTGGATTGGCTGGTTTGTTAGGCGTGTTGACTAAAGACAAGAAAGCTGTAAAATAGTCTTCTGCTTACACGCAGACGACTTTGTCGTTTAAAGGGTACTTGCTTCGAGGGCTTGTACCCTTTTCCATTTTTAGTCAGACAAAATCATTACATCCCGCCAAAATGAAATCCAAATCCCTTTAGCGCTATCTCGTTTAATGCTTGCACGGATTTGTTCGCGGATTTGTTCTACTGTTAAATGTTTGTTCATAATGCCTCCAAGTATTGTGTTGTTAATTCAAGTAAACCAACTTCATCCAACCCTACATTTGCCTCAAAAGCGCGGCGGCCTGCGTGTATAGCGATGCCGTGGCCACCAAGTCTGTGATGATTAGGGCATAAAGGAATGGCTGTCGAATAATGGGATTTTTGCCCCGCACCAGCTCCATGCCGTATATGGTGTATTTCAGCAGGCGAGTAGCCAAAATGCATAACGCGGCAAACAATACAGCCAAGACTAGCCAATTTGTCATAATGTAACCTTTCATTTTTTGTCATATCATGTACCTTGCTTGATTTAATTGCTTTTTCAAATCCTGAATGTTTTTAACGCGATTTAAGCAATTATTTTTTAATTCATATAGGTCTGCTTTGGTTTCAAATTTTGAGCCATCGGCGCGTTGGCGTATGCCGTTTTTGGGGGTAAATTCGGCCAGTTTCAGAAACTCTCGTTTGAGTATCCAACCGCAAATCGTCAAAGTCACGTCTTCACGGTTCAAACTGCAAAAAATATACGCATCAACATTAAAATGAGATTGAAGGCCTATCAGATTGTTAACATATTCAGGCTTTGGGTCACAGTTTCTGCCCATAGTCTTAATATCAATCGTCAAGCCGTTATAATTCAAATCAATCCCGCCGTCATGCTCATTGGACAATTCAGGCAAAGCATATCCCAAACAATCCATGACTACACATTGACCAATAAGGCCGCGAACCTGTTGACGTTTATCGCCGTCGGCTTCACCGCGTTGCCCGTAATTAGTATGCTCTACAAGCCAAACGGCGTGTTCAATAATGGCTTTATCAATCTCAAGTTTAATCATTGTACGAGCCGACCAAAACGTGCGTGACGTTGCCTTTGCCCATTTCGACCACGCAAGTTTTTTTTACTGGAAAATTCAGCATTAAAATACAAAGTATCAATGCTCCGCAAAATGCGCCTTGAATATATTGGTTCATAATCCCTCCCTATATTTTTTGCGTCTTAAAGCCTCTAAATATACACATCTAATACGAACTGTGGATAATGAATATAATTTTGCAATATCAACAAAAGTCATACCGCTTTCTCTTAATGAAATAACCTTTTCAATTTCATTTGATTTCCAACGTTTTCTAGACTTTTCCAATGGGGTTTCAATCATAGTGTTGACTCCCTCATTTCAACCCGTTTTGTTGCCTCTAGGGTTCTGTAAACTTCTATTTTGGCTTCTGCGGCCACCATGAGCCAACGGAGTGCTTCAGCTTCAGCAACAGCTTCTTGAAGTGCTTTAAGGTGTTCAATATATCGCGGGTGAGCATAGGCATAGCTTTCTTTTTCCGATTGCGTTTTGGCCTCGTATGCTTCATTCATGAGAGTGGCTTTCATGGTCTTGCGATATTCCGTCATGTAAACCACGTTGGCTTTGGCTTGAGCATATTTAACCGCGTTGTCACGGATAAAGTCTAAAGCCTTAAAAGGACTAATTTCATCATTCATTTTGATACCTTTCTTGTCTTATCGTATTCACTTACTTTTTTAGGCGTGGTTGGACTTCCCCACAATCTAAACTTGGTGAAACTACTGCCTGTTTTGCGGCTCATACTGGCCGCTTGTTTAACAGTCAATTTGCGAGGATATTTAGGAATTAAGCCTGACCTAGCAATTCTGTCTAGTTTATCTCTTGAAATCCCTAGCTTCGCGGCCAGCGAACGTCTTGTGTGATATTCGCTTTCAAGTATCTTATTGGCCTGTTCAATGTAATAGCTATCAGTCGTCATTCCATACCTTTTTCTTGCCGCAAACAATGTTAATGTTGTCATTTTTATGGTCATAAACTACACGCGGCGCGTTTTTCCAAATCCGCTCATTCATGGCCATAATGTCTTTGAGGTGTTGAGAGCGTTCTTGGTCGCTCATAAAGTCAGTAGGATGGAAATTCATATAGCCTCCGTTGGCGGTGTTGGTAAAGGCATCCAATGAGTAATTAAATTAAATTGAGGCCTTTCATTTCTATGATTTATTGCGTTTCCTTTTTTTTCAAAATTCCAATACAACCCATTTTTAGAGCCTTGTTTTGATGATTTTCTTTGAAATAATCTCATACATAAAATTTGAGCTTCATAATTTGAAAATTCTGAATAATCTAAATTGTTTACTTTTGAATAAACATTTTTTGTCCCAGCCATATAAACAAGAACATCAACCCCAAATTCAGGTAATTTTTCTTTTACGCTAATCCAATTCATACAGCACCTCTTTTCTTGTCGATAGCGGCAATCACCTCAAATCGAGATTTGCCGGTTGTATTTACGCCTAATTCACGCGCCTTCTTCATCATCGCAACATCATCGTTGCGCCATGCTTGGTCATCTTTAGCTTTTATAGTTGGCTGGCTTCTTTGGTTTCTTACCCAATTACGCCATGTAGCAAACCAATCCAATTTAACGCCTTTAGCACCAGCGACTGAAATCCAATAATCTCTAAATTCATCAGCGACATAATCGGCATTAAGGTCAGGGCGTTCTTGTTTACAAAACTCAATATATTCAACAGGCGCTTTCCAATCTTTTGGAAGGCGCGTACCCTTATTATTTGGTTTATTAGTTTCTGGTTTATAGTTTATAGTTTGTTGAACGGTTGTTGAATTGTCGTTCAACGAGCGTTGAGCGTCAGCATTGCGTTTGTTTGCTCTAGCTTCTGCAGAGGCTTTCCCAGCCCTTGACGTTTGTTCAATATGAGCTTTGTATTCTGATATTCCATCTTCAATTCGTTGATGAAACCAATCATTGCCGCGCCTATCAAAAAAATCTGACAATACATTCAACAAAGTTTCTTCATCGGCTGGGCGCAATCTTAATCTACGCAAAAGCCATTCTGTATCGTGAGGAATAGGCTTTTCATCAAGATAATACCAATCAATTAAAGTGCGATATATGTAATGCTCTATGGGCGTGAGGTGTGCCGTATCTTTTCGATAATCGGCAACATTGAATTGATAATAATGCATACAATCCCTTCTGTTCTAAAGGCGTTCTATGTAGTAGATGTGGGCGGGGCGGTGAACAGCCGCCTTTTCGGGTGCTACCCTAGCCCACGAGGAGTATTATGGGGGATTGTATTAGGAAAAGTAAAGCGATTTTTTAAATAGCATTTATGATGACAGTACACATGCCATTTTTAACAACATTACCGCGAATTACGTTGAGCCTATCTACCTGACCGTCATCATCAAATAGTTTTGCTTGCGTGAGCGCGTCTAATAAAGGCTTGAGGATGTTGTCTATATCCCTGACCCGTTTATCGGGCGGGTATAAGTTTACGGTGATAGAAAGGCGGGCATCTTTAAAGCCTTCATGGCGTGAGTTTAAAACAGCAACCCAAACCGACTTTTTGAATGCTTTTGCTTTGTCAGTCAGAAAGCGATGCGACCCTTTAAACCCCCAATATGTGTTTACACTTGGCGGGTATGGTAAAGTTAACATAATCATAAATTTGTCTTTACTTTCTAAAAGCACTCAATCATAATACTTCTTATCAGCACGGGGCTGATACAACGAAAAGGATATATCATGGCAACAAGAAAAGCAAAGAAACCAAGTGTTTCGCAAGACCTGTCTGCTGAACAAGTGACAGCGGCAATTAGAGATAAAGCGATTGAATTGTCAGGGGGCAAATTTAGCCCTGAATTGTTTGACAATTTCATGGATGCTTTAAATTCCAAGTGTTTAGACGGCCAAAAAGACCGCATTGAAGCCTATATGAAACACCGCGATTATTCGCGCTTGGGGCTTACGGTAATGAATGCCATTATCTCAAAACTTGAGGAATGGTCTTATGAGGAGGCCGCTGGCCTTTACAACAGCACGCTAGGAGGCGGCGACAATGAATAAAACAATAAAACAACAAAACATTACAACAACACATAACAAAAAACACCGTACTGAAGATGAAATCTACTACATTCAGAACATTGGCAAATTCAGCGAGAGAACAACAAGCATCCCGCGCAAAGACTTAATCAGGCAATACTTTCAAGCCTGTTTAAGACGTACAGATTGGGGCGAATTGGACAAGTTTAAGATTTTGAGCTTGCTACAAACTGAAGCACACTAAAATACAAGGATAAGACAAGATGAAAACATTTAAAGAGTTGCGTGAAATCAACGTCAACGAATATGTTGAGAAAAAAGGCCAGCTAAAATACCTTTCATGGACTTGGGCGGTTGATACCCTTTTGCAAAACGACCCTGAAGCAACATGGGAGTTTCCCGAACCTAGATGGTTTGGCGAAACCGTTATGGTGTTTTGTAATGTAACAGCGATGGGTAAAACAATGCGTATGCAGTTGCCCGTCATGGATAACCGCAACAACGCTATTCCAAACCCTGACAGCCGCAAAATCAGCGATGCCACAATGCGATGCCTAGCAAAATGTATTGCTTGCTTTGGTATCGGCCTCTATATCTACGCTGGTGAGGATTTGCCTGACGTAGAGCCAGCGCCAGTTGATATTGAGCCAATGATTGAAGCTATTATGTCAGCGCCTGACCTTGAAAGCATGAAAAAAGTTTACATTGAGAAGTACAAAGAGGTTGGCGAAAACATGGTGGCTAGAAAAGCCCTTGAACGCGCAAAAGACGTTCGCAAATCGCAGTTGGAGGGTGAAGAATGACAGACCCTCGAAAGGTAGAGCAAGGCACGGATGAATGGCGAGCTTTACGGCTTGGCCATGTAACGGCCTCAAATGTTGCCGATGTAATGGCAAAGGGCAAAAGCGGCGAAGCTGTCACCCGTAAAAAGTACAAGACTAAACTATTGGCCGAACGCTTAACAGGCGGCAGTCAAGACTTTTACACCAACGCCGCTATGGAATGGGGAACGGAGCAAGAGCCATTTGCGCGAATGGCATACGAAGTGGCTAATGACGTGCTTGTTGATAAAACAGGCTTTTGGCCGCACGAAACCATTAAATGGGTTGGCGTATCACCTGACGGCCTTGTTGATAGTGACGGGCTTGTAGAGATTAAATGCCCAAATACGACTACGCACTTGGATTACATCCTAGATGACAAAGTGCCTACGGAGTATTACAAACAAATCCAATGCCAATTATGGGTAACAGGCCGAAGCTGGTGCGACTTTATCAGCTTTGACCCTAGACTGCCTCAACGCAATCAGTTGTTTGTTAAGCGCTGTTTTAGGGATGAAGCCTTAATGGCTGAAATGGAAGCTGAAATACTGGCCTTTTTGGCAGAAATTGAAGAAATGATTAAATTTTTAGGGGATGAAAATGGCGAATGATTTGAATTCATGTAATTTTATTGGCAGATTGGGCAAAGACGTTGATATGCGTTTTACTCCCGATGGCAAGGCCGTAGCAAATATCGCGTTGGCAGTTGGTTCATCATGGCATGATAAGAATGGCCAAAAACAAGAGGCTACCGAATGGGTCAACGTAGCCGTGTACGGCAAACTAGCCGAATTGTGCGGCGAATACCTAATCAAAGGCTCACAAATTTTTGTACAAGGCCGTCTAAAGACCGAAAAATGGCAAGACAAACAAACGGGCGCAGACCGATATACAACCCGCGTGAACGCTGACACCATCCAATTTTTAGGTAGCAAAGCAGAAAACAAAGGCGCTGGCACTAACCATGAAAGCGGCGCTGGTCAACCATCTATTCCTAACGATGGCGGCTTTGAAGTAATGGAAGATGACATACCTTTCTAGGCGGTAACGCCAACCCTCTTGGGGATACGCTGTCTTGGGTTCGACTTTAAACGGCCTTCACGACCCTCCGCGTGACTTTTTCGTTGGCGTATCCCCATCCCTTACACAATAATCAAAAATAATTTAAAAAAAAGCAAAAAAACGCTTTACTCCCTAATACTTCTCATTCATGATACGCCTTACTGTCAGACGCGACAGGAAACGAAAAAGGATGAAAATCATGGAAATTACAGCACTAGAACACGAATTGATTAAAAAATTAGCAACAAGCGAATATCAAGGTGACGATTATCTTGGTTATACATTTGGCGGCTTGCTTTGGGCGGCTTGCGAAATTGAAACCAAATCTGAAGGCGGCGTGTTAGCTAGTCTAATCAAAAAAGGCTTGGCTGGCTTTCAAGATAACGGCCACAAAGATGACAATTATGTTTGGCTGACAGAAGCTGGCTCAAACGCTTACTTAAAAGCAATCGGCGAAATCTAAATCAATCGGGGGCGAAAGCCCCCATATCTCACGGAGGGGATAAAAAATGGCTATGAAACACATCGAGTTTAAAGGTAAAACAACGGTTCATTGGAAAGTTGCTCAAGAAGGTAATTATTACATCAGCGTAGATAGCGGCAAGCCAAATGGCGGCGAACAATGGTTATCAATCGACACTAAAGAATTTTATTCAGACCAAGTTTCTAAACGCAGTCACGAAAAACGCACAATGGTTTCATTAAAAGGCGAGCAGTTAAAACAGTTGCGCGACTTTTTAAATTCATTGGACATTTAATTTGTACGGGGGCGCAATAGCCCCCATTTTTTGGAGGATGTAAAAATGGCAAACTTAACAATTCACAATGTTCGATTTGTAGAAGTTGGTGGACATGACCACGATGATTTTTGTACGCTCAAATTTGACGTAATGACAAAAGGCGAACATGAAGAAGCAGTTTGGGAACGCATAGACTTTTTCTTTAACACAACAGCCGAACGTAAACTGTTCATTGAAGCTATCAGCGAGGCTGGAGTTTAACATGGGTTACTTCAGCGAATTGGACATTGAAAATAGAGAAAACAAGGGGATTGAAATGACATACTATACAGAAAACCTATCAGAATTTGGTCATCGTGAATTGCAAGAGGGCGGCGAGTTGTTGAAAGCCGCTTGGCCTAAAAACTTTGCCGATGATGGTGTACGTCTAGCCATGAACAAATCAAGCGGCTATGTATTCCTAGTCAACAACGATTATCAAGTAGCCATGTTTAACGGCGATGAAGTTGAAATCTATCATTCAACACCATATCACGGTCACGAAGGTTTCATTACAGACCTGTTAGACGAATATGAGCCTGACGAGCTAAACCAAGATGACATTGAATACATTTTGGACAATGCTGAAATCGAGGGCGCTGAATTGCCAGCCGCTTGGGATAATTACAAACAAGAATTGGAGGCCGCATAATGAAAACACGCTCAAAAACAACAGCATCAGATTGGATTTTAGGCGCTATCGGCATGGCTTTATTAGCGCTAATGCTTGATATGGCGATTATTGGAATGACACCAGCGGAGTTAGTCGAAAACATTAAATGCTACTGGTGATTGACTTGTATTAGAATTGCTGTAATATATCCCCATAACCTAAAAAGTATGGGGATTTTTTATGCCTAACGCTACCAACAAATTGCGTGCGACCTTCACGGCCAATCCAAGGCCTCTAACATCGAATGAAATCAAGAAGTTGTGTCCTGACCTCAAGCCAAGTGAAATCTCAATGGCATTGAGCTACCTTAAAGGGGCGCGATATGTGACCCGCGACTTAATACCTAACCCAACCAAAATGGCGCGTAAAGAGGTGTGGCTGTATCGCTATCACCCTGAACGCCTTGACATAAAATAAGGATAAAACATGGCAGAAAAGCTCAAAATCACCTACAAAAACATTGAGGATTTAATCCCTTATGCCCGTAACAGCCGTACACATAGCGATGCTCAAGTGGCTCAAATCGCCGCGTCTATCAAAGAGTTTGGCTGGCGCAATCCTGTATTAGTAGATGGCGAAAACGGTATCATCGCTGGCCACGGCCGCGTATTAGCCGCCCGCAAGTTGGGGATGACCGAAGTGCCTACCATTGATGGTAGTGACATGACCGAAACGCAAAAACGCGCTTTCATTATTGCCGACAACAAAATTGCCCTTAATGCTGGCTGGGATGAAGAATTGCTCATGCTAGAGATTGAGGATTTGCGCTCATTAGACGCTGATATTAGCCTTTTAGCCTTTGACCCGTCTGAAATCAGCATCACGCAAGTGGATTATTCCGTGCTGGACGATGAAGAGATTGATGACCAAATTGACGATATGCAACAAGGCGTTCGCAAGGCCATTCAGATTGAGTTTGAGCCTGATGACTATGAAGAAGCGGCCGAATTGGTTAAATGGTGGCGTCAACAACACGCTTATGTCGGGTACATGATTATTGAGTTTTTGCGTAAAGAAAAAGAGAAGCATGAAGCATAAATGCTTTTATCTTGTCGGCTATCACGGTTGTGGCAAAACTACACAAGCAAACAGGCTTGAAAAAGAGTTCCCGCTGATGAATTACATTGGCGGCAAGATGGGGCTTGATGCTATTAGTTCAGTTGACGAATTGGTGGCTCAAGTCAAAGCCTCAACGCGGGATATGGTGATACACGGCTGTATTTTTCAGACCGAGCCGACCCTGTTAAGGCTTTCAAGGCTGACTGATTTACATATCATCGTCATGCATTCTTTACCAAAGACCGTTGAACAGCGAACAATCGAACGGGGCGCGGCTGATTACAACCTAGACAAGTTCAAAGTTCATTACAGTTTTATCAAGAAGTTGCCCGCTTTCAAAAAGCAATACACATTCAAATTAAGCATTGTGGATAACAACAAAGACAAGGATGCTGTTTACAAGGATATTAAACGATGTGTGCAATCGTAGGCTTTATCAGCGAAAATCCTACCCAAGAGGCGATTGACACGCTCAAACGTCTTTTTATTGAAAGCAAAATACGCGGCATGCACGCTTATGGCTTCGCGGCCGTTGAGGATAAGCCCGTTGTTGAGAAGTCGAACACGCTCAAACCCTTGCTGGACAAAATCCATCATCCAAAGGCCTTAATCGGTCATTGTCGCTACTCTACCAGCGGCGATTATCTTGACATGAAAAACAATCAGCCGCTCTCATACAATGATGAATACCTAGTGTTCAACGGCGTTATTGATATGGGTACAAAAGCTGAAATGGAAAAACGGCACGGGATAGAAATGAGTTGTGAGAATGACGGCGAAATAATGCTTCATAAAGCAGACAGAAACGCTTTTCTGCATGAGAAAATTAGTTTTGCAGGGCTTACCTTGTCCAAAGATAAAATCACGTTCCTACGCAACGAAAATCGCCCCGCATATATGGCTAAAAAGTTTAACAGCGTGTTTATTGCTTCGACAGCAGACATTTTGAAACGCTGTTTGCTCAATCCCGAACCGCTAGACCCTTACAAGGTTTACGAATGGGCGCTTTAAAAGAATATCTAGCCTATCACTACGCATCATCCGTAGCGAATGACATTGACCCGCAAAATGACTGTCTTGCCTACATTTGCGACCGATACGAATTAAACATTGAACAACGCTACTGGCTGGCCTTCCTGTTTGGCACTTGTTATTGCGCCCCTACGGTGTTTTACATATACAACGAGTTTCCTGATTACGAAACCGTTGACGTAAACAGGCTTGAACGCTGGTGGAGGGCTAACAAAGCCCGCTTGATATTCCAAACAGACCGTGCGCGGGTGCGTAGCAACGATGAATTTGTAAACTGCTTCAAATCCTACAAAGCGATTGTTGGCGATAATCAGGCCGCCTATTTTGAACGATTGACGCATCAAGACCCGAAGCAAACCTACAAAGAGGCTTACAACAAGTTGTCTAGCATCCATTACTTTGGCCGCTTCACCATGTTTATTTATCTTGAAATGGTGTCTGTATTGACCCCAACCAAGATGACGCCTGATGATTTAGACCTCAAGAATGCTGAAAGCTGTCGCAACGGGCTTGCTTTAGCGCTTGGCCGCGATGATATATTTAGCCACTTTGAGGATAAAAAGCTAAATGCCAATGACTACGCTGATTTAGAGCGCGGCTTGAGCCAAATTCAACAAAAAATTGTTGAAATGCCGATTAAACACACAAATATCTTCAGTATTGAAACGACTTTGTGCGCTTACAAGAAAGCAAAGCTAGGCAAACGTCACGTTGGATATTACATTGAGCGTATGCGCCTTGAGATTGAGGCCATGAAAAAGAATGTACCGAAAGGCGTGGATTGGAGCGTGTTGTATGACTTTCGCAAAAAGAATTATCAACCTAAATACCTGAAGGAATTGAAATGAAACAGATTGAATTGGTACAAATCCCTCACAACAAGCACGTTGGCGAGCGTTGTATTGATATACCGCCGAACATTACTGAAGACACGATGTTTATGGTTGACGGTGAAGCAATCGGGTTTTATCTCAAGCAAGTTCCTGAAAAACTCCGCAAGCTGGTGGATGTTGCTAATGCTGAATTATTATCCGACCGCGTGCCTAAAAGTGAAATGCGCCGTTCCAGCGGCCTTCGTAATGAGGAGTTTGAAGTCAAGCAATTCAGTACAATCATCGGCTCATGCGCCCCTAGACCTCATATGCGTATGCCCTACCCTCGAATGTCGGCCGTTCACGATGTAGAAAGCGCCAAGACCTTTATCAAGGCCATGTTGCTTGTATGCCGCGAGAGTGAAGAAGTGATTAAGGAATTGACCCCGAACATATTTGAGCGTCAATGCAAAATCATTGAGGAAAAAGTGCCGCCGCGCTTCAGATTTGGCCGTATGTTTACAAGTAGCATTTCAAACTTTAACATAGCCGCTGACTACCATACCGACCAAGCCAACCTAAAGGATTGTGTAAATGTCATCATCGCGAAGCGAAGCCATGCTAGAGGAGGCAACACTACTGTTCCAGATTATGGCGCTACTATGGATAGTTGTGATAACAGCATGCTTGTTTATCCCGCTTGGCGCAATCTACATGGCGTCACGCCTATTGTGCCGCTTCGTGAAGGCGGCTATCGTAACAGCCTCGTATTTTATCCATTGAAAGCCTTTAATGACTATTGGGATTAAATGTATCTGTTGCGAAGCTGGACACAAACATACATTTGACCTGTCTTGCCCGTCTTGTCGTGAGCGCTATCTCATGTCCGAGCCGTGTAAGGTATTGAGGCAATATATGGCAGAAAAAATGTGGCGCTACGGTGAATTGCCTGATTGGAAGGTTGAGCCTCATTGCGGTTGCAAAAACTACTGCAAAAGGCGACAATTAACAAAACGCGAATTAAGGGTACATTAAATGCCTATCAGACATACAGACAAGGGATGGTATTGGGGCGGAAAAGGCCCATTTGATACCAAAGCACAAGCGTTGGCAGTAGCTAGAGCCGCATACGCTCACGGTTACAAAGGCGAAAACGAATTGACGGAGGGTTCAATCATGGTTGAAGAATTTTTATCAGGCTTGCTTCATTCAGTAACAATCACGCATATGTTTCACCTCAAGAGCCGCTCATATTCCGAGCATATGGCGCTTGGCGCGTTTTATGAAGGTGTTAGCGACCTTGTTGACGGCCTTATTGAAGCCTATCAAGGCAAATACGGCTTGGTGAATGATTACATTCTAGATGCTGGCGATATGCCCGCTTCATCTATTGAATACATGATTAGCCTATCCGAGTTTGTTAAGACCGCCCGCGCTGACTTTGTACAGGATAGCGAGCTACAAAACATGATTGATGAGATTGCCTCATTGATTGACAGCACTATCTACAAACTACGCTTTTTGGGATGATTAAGCATAAGCATTGTTACCATGACTCTCACAAGGTAGTCGTAACAAGGGATGTAACCATATACGTATGGAAGTGCTGTAAGTGTACCAAGACTAGAGCAATGAAAGCCCCAAGCAACAAACAACCTCATGCCGACCGTACCTAACAACACCAAGTGTTCTGTACTAGGATGTAAGAATGTTAAGAGCAAACACAACAGCTTCTGTCTAGAACACGGCGGTAGAGATACTTACAACCATAAGCGCTACGATAACAGCCAAAAGCGTAAAGAGCAGATGGCCATGTACAATACCGCGCAATGGCAGACCTTGAGGCAAATACAATTATCAACCGAGCCTTTATGCGCTTCATGCTTATCACAAGGCATCGTCACCCAAGCCAAACACATTGACCACGTATTCCCTTGGCAACACATAGGCCAAGTAGCTTTCTATATCAACCTATTCCAATCCTTATGTACCTCTTGCCACTCAAGCAAGACAAGCCTAGAGCAACGAGGCATCTATCGTAAGTACGGCTCACCTAATAAAGATTATTCCATCATGGACTACACGCGAGTGTGTCGCTGACAACGAACCGACCTACGCGGAAAGGCCAATAAACTTAAACATTTCGCCATCGTTAAAAAACAAGCCCGTGCTATAAATCCCCGTAAAGTAATTTGACTAGGGGGGAGGGTCAATGTATTATTTGTGGGGAGGGGGCAAGGAATGTCCCTAAACGTGAAGGAAAAAAAATGGGAAACCGAAAAGCGCCTGAATTGCACATTGTCGATGGCACCAAGTCTAGACGCGGCAACAACAAGCTAATCCCTGAAGAATTAAAAAACCGCATCCCCAAACCGTACTGGCTGGATGACCATACTTTATGGAACAGGGATAAGTTCATTGAGGAAACGGCCGACTGGCTTTATGAAGTTTATGGAATTGGTACAGACCAAGACCAACACATGATGGGCTTTCTAGTCGAGCAGATTGAGCTTTATCTTAAATGCTCACGCGGTATTGAGAAGGGCGGCGTGATTACGCAATACAACGATGGCAAGACAGTTGGGCCAAATCCGTATATTCCAATCAGACGTGAAGCCCTCAAACAGATTATTCAGATTATGAACGAAATGGGATTGACCGCCCGTAGCCGCTTGGCCGCTGGTAAGGTTGAGGATGAAAGCCCGATGGCCAAATTTTTAGCTGGGCCACTTGCGGGATAAAACCCCGTAAAAATGGTTATTGTATTAGGAAAATATAAGATGAAACATCCAAATAAGAAAATAGAAATTCGTAATCGTTGGAAAGCAACGGCGAATTTAAAATCCTGTTTTAATTTTTGGTTAAATAGACCAAATCAATATCAGCCTAGCAGACAGCAATATCTAGAAACTATGGGTATGTTTGCCGAAGCATTTATGGATATGGCTTTAAATGAAATAGCGGAAAAACGAAAAGGCGGCAAAACGGTATCCGTAGAATTGGCTGATTTATGAATTGGCAAGACGGCGTTGTTTATGCGCGTGACGTAGCGAAGGGCGAAATAAATGTCTGTAATGACGTGCGCCTAGCCTGTCAGCGCTTTTTAGACCAATATGAAAACAAAGAGTGGGAATGGGTATTTGACGAGCGCTTCCCCCAGCACGTTTTAAATTTTGGCTCTATTCTCAAACATACTAAAGGCCACCAAGCGGGCGAACCCGTAGTGCTTGAGCCTTTTCAAATCCTACTCATTTGCGCCGTGTACGGCTTCAGAAGTAAAAAAGACCTGAACGTGCGGATGGTGACGGATGTAATTTTATTCATTCCTCGCAAAGCTGGTAAATCTACCCTTACGGCCGTTATTGCCCTTTACGAGCTATTATGCGGCGAGGCTGGCGCTGAAGTATTCACCCTAGCGACTAACCGAGAACAGGCCACGATTGTTTTCGATGCCGCCAAAGGCTTTATTGAGAATATGCCCGCTGAATTGGCCGCTCAATTTAACGCAAGCAAGTATGAGATTAAAAAATACGGCGATAGTCAAAGTATGTTTAAGGCCTTGAGCCGCGATACCAAAAAAACAGGTGACGGCAAAAATCCCTCTTGCGTGATTGTTGACGAGGCCGCGCAAATTGTTGACCGCAATTCTATTGAAGTCTTGCATTCAGGTATGGTGGCGCGATTAAACCCGCTTCGCATCTATATCACCACGGCCAGCTTCACTAAAGAAACCAAGTTTTATGAGGATTATCTCATGTACAAGACCATGCTCACGGGCGAGGCTTGGGATAACCCTAGATGGTTTGGCCTACTGTACGGCCTAGACCCGCAAGACGATTGGCATGACCACGACACTTGGGCGAAGGTAAACCCCATGCACGGCATTTCAGTATTTGAAAATGCTATTCAACAACGGGCTGACGAGGCAAAACACAAGCCAGCCGTGCTAAACGAGTTTTTATGTAAGACCCTAAATGTATTTGTAAGCGCAAACGCGGCTTGGGTTGACCGAACATATTGGGATGACCCTGTTTGCTTAATCAAAGAGCAACGCGAGCCTGAAGCCGTCTTTATTGGATTTGACTTGGCGGCAACGCGAGATTTGAACGCCGTCTGTACGCTTAAACGATTTGCTGATGATGACTTCGAGGCCGAATGGCAATTTTTCTTACCTGAAGAAAGTATGTTTTTAATTCCAAAACACTATCAGGATATTTTCAGGGTTGCTAGGGATAGCGGCATTTTGAAACTTACCGAAGGCAATGTGATGGATGACCGCGAAATATCGGCCTACATCCAACAACAGGCCGACAAATACCCAATGCTGAAAGAGGTTGGCTATGACGCTTACAACGCGGCCTCTCTAGTCGCAAGGCTAAATGACGCTGGAATGCCCGTTAAAAAGGTTGGACAAGGGATGGCCGTGCTGAATAACCCGTCTAAATGCGTTGAGAAACTGATTTTGAATAAACAGATTAAACACAACGGCAATCCGTTTGTCGGATGGCAACTTGCCAACTGCGAAGTGTTCACCGACATCAATGGTAATATCAAGGTGCGCAAAAACGAAGCTGACAAATCAGCAAAGGTTGATGGTATCATCGCACTTATTATTGCGATGCATTGTTCGTTGGACAATCCATTCGCGTCAAATAGTTTTGGTTTCAGAAGTTTTTAGTGTAACATCGAGCAAAAACGGGAGTTTATTATGGCTATTTTAGACATTTTCAGACGAAAAAATACTACACAAAATGAGTCGAATACTGTATTAGGCCAGCTCCAGCTTGGTAATCAGGTTGTTTACGGCACTACGCAAAAACAGCCAACTGCTAATCAGCTTTTGTACGTTACAACGTCTAGCACAACCGTTGCTGGCCGCGTTCTAGATATTTCAGCGCTTACCCGCAATTCAACGGTAATGTCATGCGTAAACGTCAAAGCCCGCGCACTTGCTCAATGTAATATCGAGATTTTCAGTAAAGCCGATGACGGCACTCTTGTTAATGCGCTTACAGACGAAAATGTTGGCCCAAGAGATAAAGCCAAAGCCAAACAAGTTTTAAACCTACTTCAAAATCCTAACAACTTCCAAACCGCTTATGAATTTTGGTATCAGTGGAGTATGTGGGAGGATTTAGCTGGCGAGGCCTTTACCCTTTGGTGGCGTAAAGACCAAAAAGACCCAACTTCAACCCCGCTTGAAATGTATAACCTAGATGCGACCCTAATTACAGTCGGCATCACCGAAATGCGTTATCCATTCTATCGTCTTTCAACGCCCTCATACGGATTTAGCAAAGACCAGCCATTAGATTATTGGCAAGTTATGCATATCAAAGAGGCCGCGTGGCAAGGTTCAAGCGGTTTCAACAAAGGTATTTTGGCAACCGAATTGATTGCCCTAGACCAAGACATTGATGTTTATTCAAACTTCATCATGCAAAACGGCGCGAAGCCTAGCGGGATTTTCACGACTGACCAAGTAATCCCTGACGCAAAATACAAAGAGATTGCTAGCCGCCTCAAGGAAACTTGGAACCAACTTACAGGCTCACGCAACACCGACCCTTCTAAAGCCGGTCAAGGTATGTTGCTTGACCAAGGCATGAGATACACCCCTGTTGATATGCTTACCCTTCAAGATGCGGATGCCCGCGAATTGAAATTGCAAACAACAAAACGTATCTGCGCCCTTTTTGGCGTGCCTCCAGCAATGATTGGCGTGACAGATGCTAAATACAACAACACGCAGACAATGCTTGACGAGTTCTACAAAACCACGATGTACCCGATGATTGTCAGCATTGAGCAAAAACTCAAACAGCACTTGCTCAAAGGCTATCCAAACCTAGTTATTCGTTTTGACACTAAAGACTTCTTAAAAGGCGCGGCATTAGACCAAATGAATTTTGTTACTGCTGGCGTGAATGCTGGTATCATGACGCCCAATGAAGCCCGCGAATATCTTAATATGTGCGAAATGGACGGCGCTGATGAATTAACAGGCGGCAAAGCAACCGAGCCAATCGCTGGCACAAGCCCTCAAGATACTGGCGGCGGCGGGGGCAATCAGACCCGCAAAATGAATATCGGTAAATGAACAATTTAAAAAAATATATTGCGGTATTGACTTCACAAATAAAGCAGACTAGTGTTAAACTGCCTCTTGAAGAAATGCCCCATAAGATAACAGACGACAATCAATCTATTCACAATGGGGTGATTTATGAAAAATCTACAACTGATTTGCGAAGCGAAGCTCAACCTAATCGCCGAAGCAAACGAAAATCAAAATCCAAGCGGTTTAATTGAAGCAGTCGTAACCACATGGGGCGCACGCGAAGGCGCTGATGGCCGCCGCTTCAACTACCAGCCTGAAGGTTTCCAAGAATGGGCATCTAATTTCATGGAAACTGGCAAACCTTTACCAATGTTTTTAAATCACAACGACTTGGGAATGCCTATCGGCGAGTGGAATTCATTTGAGTTCACCGATATGGGCATGGAAGCCAAAGGCCGCTTGTACTTGAGTACACAAGGCGGTTCAGACGTTTACAGCGTTCTAAAAGAAAGCCCTAATATGTTTGGCGGCGTTTCAGTAGGCGCTTACGCTGAAGAAGCGTGCATGGTAAACGCTGAAGGCGAGCCTGACGATGGCGATGAGGCATACTTCCAAATCACCAAAGGCGGTTTGCGCGAAGTTTCTGTTGTAATGTACCCGAACAACCCGAATGCTGAAATCAGCAAGCTGGAGGCGTTTGACGCTGAAGGCCATATCAATCCACGTGTTTTAGAGAAAGCCTTGCGTGAAGCTGGTATCTCGAAAAAGGATGCGACCACCGCGTCCAGTATTTTCAAGAAAGTTTTGGAACAGCGTGATGCTACTAAAGCCCTTGAAAACACACCTAATCAGGGTGAGCCTGACGCGGTGGATGAAGCCCAAGAATTGCTCAAAGCACTTGAATTGCGCGAGCTAACAAAGGCACTTGAAAAACGTCTTAAATAAAGGAAAACATCATGTCTATTGATTTAGTATTAGAAAAAGTAGATGCGATTGAAGCTAAACAGGCCGAAGCTCTTGAGAGCTTGAAATCAGGCATTGAAACTTCAGTAGCAGAAAAAATCGAAGCCGCTGTTGCTGGCGTTACAGAAACTGTACAAGCTCTTGAAGCTAAAGTAGCATCAGCTAAATTTGCTAATGTTATCTCTTCACCAGCTAAAACTGTACGCGAAGATGTAAACAAAATGGTGCGTTCACAACTTAAAGAGTTCGTGAAATCAGGCGTTACACGCCCTGACTTCAAAATGTTTGAAGATGAAAGCCAATATGATGCCTACATGAAAGAGGCTTCAGCATTGACAGGCGGCGGCGCTGGTGTCGGTGGCCGTACAGCGTATGACCCTGTATTCCACCCACTACGTTTAGCCAACCCAATGCGCGGCGTATCTCGCAACGTATCAACAGACGGCTCAACATATCAATTCCGCGCTAAAGTCGGCAACGCTGGCCCAGCATGGGGTTATGCAATCCAAAACAACGGTTCAGCTACAACTGAAAACACAAACATTTGGCAATTAACATTGCAAGACTTGAACGTACAATTCCCTATCCGTACAGCGGCGCTAGACGACATTGACGGCTTGGAAAGCAATGTTGTTGACGATATGTTGGTTGAGTTCTCACAAGCTGAAGCATTGTCAATGATTCAGAATGATGACCAAGGCTCAACATCATTACCATATGGTGGCTCAAACGGTTTGCGCGGTCTTAACCAGTACGGTGGCGCTAACGCTACATATACTGGCGGCACAATCTCAACAGCTTCATTCGGTACAAGTGGTACAGGTTCTACAAGCGGTTTGCATGAAATCGCTACATATGACCAAATCACAACTAACGGTGACGTTGTAGGCGCGGCTAACGTGACTTACAAAGACCTTATCAACTTCATCCATAGCTTGCCACAACAATACTGGACAACTTCAGCGAAATTCGTTGTAAATCCATTATTCTTGGCTCAAATCCGTGGCTTGACAGATGACAACGGCACACCAGTATTTGAACGTATGGATCCATTGGTTTATGACGGTATCGTTGGCCGCTTGTTAGGCTTCGATGTTGTTGTTAACAAATACTTGGACAACCCATCATCATCAACAGCTACTGGCGCTGATGACGTATCTCTATATCCAATGTACTTCGGTGACTGGTCACGTGGCCACACAATCGTTGACCGTTTGAATATGGTTTTACGCCGCTATGACCAGACAGCCCCAGGATTTATCACATTCTTCGGCGAAAAACGTCTAGCAACCAGCGTGGTTGACCCTTACGCAATCATTCGCTACCGCTCAACAGCGACAGCTAATTTAGCGTAATAAACGAAAGTGGGAGGCTACGGCCTCCCTCTTTTCTTAAATTTTAAGATTGGAAATGATATGAGCCTAATTCTTGAAGCCGTAAAAAAAGCCTTGACCGAAGGTGAGGCGACAGTCAATTTAAAAGAGGCATCCAACCTGACTGCATCGGGTTCAGGCGTTGGTGGCCGTGTTATTTATGATGATGCCTTCGCAACTTTGCGTATGGCCAACCCTATTCGAGCATTAGCCCGCGTTATTAACACAACAGGTTCTGACGAGGCTTTTGTAGTAAAAAAAGGTAATGCAACCTTAATCCAAAGTGGTACTGATAACCCTTGGGGCTACGGTATCAAAACAAACGTAGGCAACGAAAGCGTAGCCTTTTGGCAAATTAGCATTAAGTCTATCAATGCAACCGTTCCTGTACGTGAAGCGGTATTAGCTGACGTAAACGGTCTAGATGAAAGCATTGTTCAAGACATCGCGCTTGAATTTGCTCAACAAGAAGCGCTATCAATGATGCTTAACAACGATTTAAGTTCAGGTGACAGCACGCCTACAACTGGCCAAACATACGGCCTTCGCGGTTTAAATTATTATGCTGGCTCAACTTCAGCCGCCGCTTGGGGTACAAACGGCTCTAGCACTTCTGCTGGCCGTCACACAATGCTTGAAGTAGCAACTGCTGGCGCTGGCGCTATTACATATGCTGATTTAACAGCGCTTGCTTCAGCCCTTCCATCTCAATACTGGAACATGGAAAGCACCGCATGGATGATGCATCCAACCACGATTGAATACTTGCGCAACCTTAAAGACGATGCTGGCATGCCTTTATTCCTAGATATTGGCGAAAAAGAAGGCTTTGCTGTTGGCAACATTTTTGGTCATCCAGTAGTAGCAAATCCGTATATGAGCGAAATTGCAACTGGCGCATACCCTGTTTATCTAGCGGCTTGGGATAGATTTGTCACAATCGCTGACAATGAAGAAATGAAAATCCAACGTCTAGAGCAAACACAAGCTGGTTATATCACGCTATTTTGCGAGAAGCGCGTATGCTCAACAATCCGTGACGTTTACGCTGGTGTTCGTTTAATCGTATCTTAATAAGGGCTTGCTATGGCTACCGAAAATATGACGTTAGCCGAATTTTTCGGCACACAACGCAACCCGTTCAGCTATGCAAAAATTGAACAGGTAAACCGCGACATTCAAACGTCATGGCTTACCCTTGACGAGATTACGCAACAACTAAACCTGTTTAATGACGAAAGCCAAGACAGCTACCTAACAAGCCTTGAAGTGGCAACACGCATGGCGATTGAGGATTTTCTTGGCAAAGCCATTTTCCCGATGACGTACAACGTCTATTACGGCAATACAGGTTTATATGGAACGGCTGTTTATTTGGACTTGCCTGAAGTTTCAACGGCGTACAATGGCGGCAACGGCATTACGATTAACACAATCCATTATTGGAATAACAGCAACCAAAAAACATTGTTGTCAGCGTCTAGCTATACATATGATGTAACGGGCAATCGCGTTGTTATAACAAGCATTCCTGATACTTTAAGTCAGTATGCGGCCAATCCGATTGTGGTGAATTACACGGTCAATGCGGCTTTTCTAGCGCAATATCCCGTTGTTAAACAAGCGGCCTTACTTTTGCTCACGCATTTGTACAATAACCGCTCAAACACAACTGCTGGCGCTTTGGTTGAAATCCCTTACGGGGTTGAAATGTTATTGCGCCCATATAAAGATTTGGTGATGTAATGGCGATTACCCGCTACGAAAATATAACCGTAAACCGCGTTGTTGATACAACAGACGCTATCGGTCAATATACGTCTAGCATTCAGCCTTGGTTTGAAACTAGGGGCTTAATTCATGACGTGGCCAACAGCCTTCGCATCAGCGAGAGATACCGCCTTTATACTGATTTGGTAAATGTAACGCTTAATTACACGCCAAACACTAAAGAGATTGCGGACAGCCAATTTGATTACAGCATTACTTGGCGCGACCACGATTGGCGTATTACAGATTGCCGCGAAGCCAATGACCGTATGAGCATTACATTTGTTTGTTACCGTAACGACCCGAAAGCGCCTGTATGAGTACACAAAACAATCCAAAGCAAATTGCGGAGGCTATTCAATATCAGCTTACGTCTATTTGCTCACCTGTACCCGTTTATGCGGCATTTAACCGCGATTTTTCTAAACAGCCGCAGTTTGTTACCTACATTTTGCGTAACATTCACCAGCCTGTTTATACGGGTCAAACGCAAAGCAATAAGGGTATTGACAGGCCAGTTTTCCAAATAAGCATATTTGCTCAAGACATGAACGACGCTTTCAATTTGTCAAATACCATATTACAATCGTTACACGGTTATTCAGGTCAGTTCGGAGGCGTTAGCGGTTTTTTCATCGCAAAGGCTGATGTGAATTGGTTATACAATACATACGACAACGAAACGGGTTTAAACCAAGTTATTTTGGATTGCACCATAGACATTCCAACATAAGACAAGATTTGTTCAATCTTTTTTAAAAAGGATATTTAAAATGGCTCTAATCAATAAAGTATTGCCAGGGTATGTAGCAACGCTATGGTGCCAAACTGGCGCAAATCCAACAGCTTTGACTGACTCTCAATTAGCAACTTGGACAGGTTATGTACAAGACATTATCGGCACTTCTGCTGGCGGTCTAGGTACTGACGGCATCCAAGTACCAGTAGAGGCTGTACCAGCTTTCGGTGCTGATGACGCATTTGCGGCTTACAACATCGCTGGCGCACGTACTGGCGCGAAAATCACTACACAAAACCAAGTGACTTCATTGACCATTACAGCACCATGGAACCCAGCAGACCCAGCACAATTGCTTATCCGTGATGATGGCTACAACGGCACAATCATCCGTACATATGTAATCGCTGTTTACGACGGTACAGATACAGTAGCATACGCATTCAACGGCCGTGTTGGCGGTTTGAAATGGGATATGTCACCTACTGCTGAAGGCAAATTTGAGTTTACTGTTCATCCGACAGGCGGCAACGCTTACGGTTGGTCAAACAACGCTTAATTGGAACAGAAGCCCCGAAAGGGGCTTTTACACTATATGACACAAATAAATAATACAGATGACTTATTGAGCTACATCGTTACACAATCCAACACCAATCAAAAAAATTGGTGGGGTTTTCCTCAACAGCGAATTACAGGCATTTTCCTAGCGCATCAAATCGCTATTGCTCATGCCGACAAAATAAGCCCTGACGAGGCCGTGGACTACGCTGTACAACTCAATAACGCCATTTACAACAAGATAATTAAAGGATAAGACAATGTCATTAGCAAACAAGCTAGGCAGTTCATACGAACAGGCCAAGGATAAAATCAAACTACGCAAAATCCAAATCAGCGTAGATGACGCAACGATTGAATTAAAAGTACGCATCCCGCTCAAAAAAGAAATGGAAGCGATTACGACTAAAATCTCAACGCCTGACGATGACCGCGTAAAAGCACTTTACGAGTTCTATACGGCTGGATTGAAAAAATCCATAGACGAAGGTGGGGATGATTTTTTAGCGGCGCTAAACGCCGAAAAAAGCGTTTTAAAGGTGCTTGATGATGACATTATCCTAGATGGAATGTCGATGAAGCAAGCGGCCACGATGGGGTCAATGTATCAAGTAAAGGTTGAGGAGTTTTTCCACCTATTACATTCCGAAACGGGCGAGCCTATCAACGAAAGCTATGAGCAAATCAGCGGCGAGTTTTCTGAAATATGGATTAAAGCCATTGTTGAAGAGATTGAAAAAGCAATCAAGCCTGACTACAAATCGGCAAAAAAAGATTAAGGCAATCACTACGCAGACAAGTGGTTGCCTCGATGGTGTTCAACGGACATACTGAAGAATATGTAAACGAGCTGGATGAAGAATTATTTGCGGAGATACAAGTTATGTATGCAGACGGCTTACTTGGCAACAAAGGCGTGTTTGACGCATTAACACCTATTACGACCGCGATATTCAACTACTTGCGCCCAGCCAACGCGCATCCATTTAAACCTGAACAAATTTTCCCTTGGGTAAACGAATACCAAAAAGACCCGTCATTGGATGAAGATGAAGTGTCTGTTGGTAGCAACGGCCTATTGGGATTTATCTCTCACGCTAAACATTTCAAAATGGATAGGTTTAAAAATGCAAGAGTTTAGTACAAAGATTGAAGGCTTTGAGGAATTGTACAAAAAGATGGATGAGCTTGCTGAAGAGATTGGGCGCGGCAAGACGGATAAAATTTGGCGCAACGCTTTAGGCGGCGCTATGCAAGTCGTATTAGAAAACGCTAAAACATTTGCCCCTAGCGATACAGGCCAATTAAAAGAGCATATCTACATGAAAGTGCATAAGCCGCAAGCCCGCGATAAAAAGTCAAACAGCTATCAAGGCGAAATGTACATGGCGCGGGTTACTTTAAGCCCCAAGCGCGAGGATACAAAGTACAGAATGGTGCTAAACAAGCGTGGCCGTTTTCAAACAATCGCGTATAATCTCAAACCAGTAGGCGTGTCACAAGAGTTCGGTAACAAGCGCTTGATTAACAGCGAATTTGGAACAGCGGCCATGGGCGCTCACCCATTCTTGCGACCAGCATTAGATAACAATTATCAAAAGGTGATTGGCAATCTAGGCAAGAACATTTGGTATGAATTGTTTATGGGTAAGTACGCAAAAGAGGGTTAGGCTATGGCAGTCATCGGCTCATTATCAGTAAAGTTAGGCCTTGTAACAGTCGAGTGGGATAAGGCTACCGCAAAAGCAAAGCAAGAGGCTAAAGACCTTCAAACGGCTTTTAAAAACATCGGTAATGAGCTTGGCGGCGTTACAAAGCTGTTTAACAGTCTAGGCGGCGCTTTAGGTATCTCAACAATCGGCTTCACGGCGCTTGCCGCAAGCACAATGAGCTATGCCAACGACATTAAAGACCTTTCTCAAGGCTTCGGCATCAGCGTAGCCAAAACACTTCAATTCAGACACGCAATCGAAGTTTCAGGCGGTTCAGCAGACCAAGCTGGCAAAATCCTGTCTAAATTATTCAGCACATTAAGTTCAGCGCAAGAAGGCAACACAAAAGCAATCCGCACGTTTGAGGATTTGGGGATTACATGGCGCGAAATTAGCACCATGTCACCTGAAAAAGCCATTGATAGAACATTCGAGGCTTTGGCAAAAGGTGAGAATGTATTTAAGAATGTAGCGGCCGCAAGAGAGTTTTTGGGCAAAGGCGGTTTTGGGCTAGACCTTAAAGGCGTCAATGAGGAATTAAGCAAAACAACGCTTGAGTATCAAAAACAACAAGACGCAATCCTGAAGGTTGGGCAAGCTAACGATACGCTAAAAACTACAATGGACAATTTGCGTATTGCGATGGCAAGCCTTATGGCGCCATTCGTCAATAAAGACAATGTTGTCAGCATTGAATTATTCAAAACGGCTCTAATTGGAATTGGAAGCCTAGCAATCATTTCAGCCATCAATACTGCCCGCGTTGCTGTATTAGAATTGGCAACTGCTATTAGCATCCTCAATACTAGCGGCGGCATGGTTGTTGTAGCGCCTTGGGTTAAAAACATTATTGAACTTGCAACTAAACTACGTTGGGTTATTGGTGCGGCCGCGTTGCTTCATTCAGGAAACCTTGGCGAAGGTGAAGATGAAGAAATCAGAAAAATAAACGCTGAATTAAAAGCCCAAAAAGACCAAGAGGATGCTGACGCTAAAAAGGCACTTGAAGATACTCCAGCCGTCAAAGCCATTAAATCAAAAATCAAGCTCACTAAAGACTTAATGGAATTGGAAAGCAAAGCGGCTCAAATCAAAGCCGAAGGCGTTTGGACTGACGAATACACAAACAAAAACAAAGAGATTGAAATTGCCCGCGAAAAAGAAAGGCTACAAATCCTAGCTACGCATCAGCAATACATTAACTCCGAACGTCATACCGCCGCCGAAATTGCGGCAGATAGAGCCTTGCAAGCGGCCGAATTAAAAGCGGCAGACCAAAAGGCTTTAGACGCGCATCGAGTTTTAACGGCTCAAATGTCGCAAGAGCTTTCTATTATGCGCCTGCAATCTCAACTCAAATTTGATATGGCCAAGTTTGACGAGGCTTCATTGTTGCTCAACCACAAAAAATCAAGGATGAGCGAATATGACTACAACGTAGCCAATGAAGTATTAACAAGTCAAAGAAAAATCCTTCAACTTCGAGAAAAAATGGCCGAATTGCCTCAAGGCGCTGATGCGCAAGGCCGTCAACATTACGAAGCCCAGCGAAAAGCTATCCAAGACGAAATTGACATTGAAGTTCAATTAAGCAACACCCGTATGCAAATCTTTAAAGAGGATGAGGCGCATAGACGCTCATTCAGCTACGGATGGGAGGAAGCCTATTTTAAATACAAGCAAGATGCTTCAAACGCGGCCGCTATGGGCGCTCAAGCGTTTAGTTCAATGACAAGTGCAATGAATTCAGCGATTGATAGTTTTGTAGAAAATGGCAAAGCCTCATTTAAAGACATGATTGGCTCAATGATTAAAGAGCTGATGAAATTCTATTTAAAAGCGCAAGCAACAGGCCTTTTGGGGATGATTGGCGATAAAATCGGCGGCATATTTGGCGGCGCTTTACCTGACAGCCAAAGTCTTGATTATTATTTGAGCTTCAATGGCAAGGCAACTGGCGGTGACGTACAAGGCGGCCAGCCTTACCTAGTAGGCGAAAATGGGCCAGAATTATTTGTGCCTCCAAAATCAGGCGGCTCAATTATTCCGAATATGCAGATGCCTCAAGCTATGAGTGGCAATCAACCTCAAGTGGTTTACAATGGCCCATATATTGCAAACATGAGTGCTATTGATACACAAAGCGGTATTCAGTTTTTGGCCAAGAATAAAAATGCGGTATGGGCGGCTAATCAATCTGCTCAACGTGGTATGCCAACATCGAGGTAATATATGAGTTTAAATCAAATCCTATATCATTCAGAAACTGTTGGTATCAATGACCAAAAGTTTGTCGGTCAGACTGTAAGCCGCAATCAGCGTATTTCAACTTCTGAAATTCTAACTGTTCAGCCGTTTGCTTTTGAAATGAAGCCAATGGATTATTTGCTATACAGCCAAAACAGAAGTTTACTTAATTCGCTTCGTATTCCTGACAAATCGCTTGAGCAGTATTTAAACTTTGGCACAACTGGCTGGAAAAACTACATTAAATATCAAGGTGACATGACAAATTCGCAAGTCACGGCCTGTCAATGGGAAACGTCTAGCGCAAACAAAGTATTGGTATTGGGCAATTTGCCAGCTATTTCAGCAAGCGCATATATTGTTAAGATTGGCGATTTTTGTCAGGTAGGCCGTTACGCTTATATTGCTACGGCAGACGTTCAACGCGGCGGCGGGTCAACGGTCAACATTCCAGTTCATCGCAATCTAATTACACCGCTTGTTAGCCCTGTAAGCGCTGTAATAGGCGAATTGGGTACAACTATCAGTTTGGGCGGTACAAGTTATGCTGGCGTGACATTCCCTGTTATTTTGCGCGACTATCCGACATACACATTGACGCCATTTAACAATGATAGCTATATCAAGTGGTCAGGCACATTTAAGGCTTTTGAGGCGGTTCTAAATGGATAACATAACCCCGTTACAAAATACCAATAACATTCGCATGGCAGATTTTGTGCGCGTCACAACGCCGTCTGCTACATATCGTTTTGCAACTACTCCAAGCCCGTTAACAATTCCAGCCGTGGATAGTGAGCCGTTTGATGGCCTTTCAGGGCTTATCGGGATTGGTGATGTTCAGCGCGATATTAAATCAACTGCTAACGAAACTGCCGCAACGCTTGTCGGGATTGATACCGCATATTTAGCTTGGGTATTAGGTCAAGAAGTAAAAGGCTCATTGATTGAAATGTGGCACGGCTTTTTTGATACCGATGGCGCATTGATTACAACAGGTGGCACGGGCGGCCTTTATAAATTCTTTACAGGCTACATCAATTCATTTCAGGTTGCTGAACAATGGATGGAGGAAGCCCGCCAATATGTAGGCACAATCACCATATCAGCATCAAGCATTCAAATCATTTTACAAAACCGCACGGCTGGCCGTTATACAAACGACAATGCGTGGCAATTCTTTAATGCTGGCGATACCAGTATGAATAGGATTGGCGTGATTACAGACGTGAATTACTTTTTTGGCAAAGAAAAAGACACAAGCCGCTATACATCGTGATAAGACGAGCAAACAAGTTCGATACACAAGACATTATAAGATTGTTAAAAGAGTTTGCTGAACAATCCGAAATTGCTTTGGGTTACGACCCGTTAACATGGTCTAAAACGCGAATAGAAGCGATTTTAGCAAAGATTTTTGCGGGGTCAGGGGTTATCCTAATCAATGAGGAAAAAACTGCCCTATTGGTTGCGGTTATCAATCAGGCATTTTGGGTTGAGCAATATCAATTAGTCGAAGTTATGCTACACGCAAATAATCGGCTAACAATGGTGAAGCTGATTAAAGAATATGTCACAATAGCAACCGAAATGAAAGCTGAAGGCAGAATATCTAAAGCGCTTATTTCATCGCACAAACAGGCCAACTTTGAAAAGCTAGGATTTAGGCAATTAGAAACGAGCTGGGAATTATAAAATGGCAGATAAGATTTTAGATTTTGCACTAAAAACAACATTTTTTAGCTCAAATCCGTTTGGGATGATTATTTCATTCGCTATCAACATGGTTGCATCGTCAATCATTTCAAAGATTTTCGCGCCTGACGCGCCTAATCAACAGCAAAAGATGCCAGACCCTGGCAGTAGGCAAACAGCTTCGCCAGCGGGCAACAATAAACTCCCTGTTGTTTATGGAACGGCTTATGTAGGCGGCACGGTGACTGACCTTACCATTTCAACCGATAACCAAACCATGATTTGGTGCGTTGCGCTTTCTGAAGTCACTAATACAGACCCTAATTCAACTGGAAGCCCTGACGCAATTAGCTTCGGCAATATCTATTTTGGTGGCAAGTTATGTATTTTTGATGGTACAGATTTGACCAAAGTAGTGAAATTGCGAGATACAAGCACGGGCGCAGACCAAGACATATCAGGCTATTTAAACATTTATCTTTATAAAAACGGTTCATATCAACCAACTAATACAAGTTCTAATGCAATTTCAGTTTTTGGCGGTAGTGGGTTTGTGTATTCTTGGGATAGCACAAAGCTAATGAGCAATACAGCTTTTGCGGTTGTAAAATTAAAATACAGTCAAAGCCGCAATCTTGTTGGTTTGCCTCAACTTAAATTCCAAGTGACAAATTCACGCGCCGCTACTGGCGATTGTTTTTATGACTATTTTGTTAGCCAGCGATATGGGGCTGGCATTTTACCGTCTTTAATTGATACGGATAGCCTTGATGAATTGAATACATACGGCAATGCGCCTGTTGGATATACAACTTGGACTGGAGGCTCTAGCACCATTTCAAGATACCGTTTCGATGGCACTATTGATACAACCCAAAAGATTATGAACAACATTCAGATGATGAGTGATTGTTGTAATTCTTTAATCCGTTATAACGAGATTACAGGCAAGTGGGGCGTTGTAGTTCAAAAACCGACTTATACCGTAGCGATGGATTTGAATGATAGCAATATCATTTCAGGCATTTCAGTTACGCCGATTGATTTAGCCAACAGCTTTAATATCATTGAGGTTAAATTCCCTGACGGGTCAGAAAAAGATACGTTTGCCAGCGCAACTTTTGACTTGGCTGTTTTAAATCCGTCTTTGCTTTTCCCTAATGAGCCAATCAATAAACAAACAGTAAATCTTAATTTAGTTAACAGCGATGTTCGCGCTCAATATATTGCTAATTCAATGCTTGAGGCGGCGCGTGAGGATTTACAAGTTCAGCTTGATATTGATTACACGGGATTACAGCTTCAAGCGGGCGATATTGTTACTGTCACTAATGCTAATTTTGGATGGACAGCAAAACCATTCCGCATTATTAAAGTCACGCAAAAGTTCAATGACGGCGGCCAAGTGTTTGCAACGCTTTCATTGTCCGAGTTCAACTCAACTGTTTATGACGATAAAAACGTGACGCAATTCACCCCAGCCCCTAATACGGGATTGGGTAGCCCTACAACATTCGGTTCAGTTCCAGCGCCTACTGTTGGAAACATTCTGCCTAATGCTAACAATCCAGCATTTAGCGTTTATGTAACGTCATCAAGCGCGGGCATAACAGAATATGCGGAGGTTTGGTATTCAGCTTATCAATATCCAACTGAAAGTCAGATGATTTTTGCTGGCACTACCGCAGTTCAATCTAACGGCAATCCTTATGGACAATCAGCCGTATTGCCCCCAGTTCAGCTATTTAACATTCCAGCGGGCAACTGGTATTTTTTCAGCCGCATGGTAAATGCTATTGCCAAAAGCCAATATAGTTCAGCGTCTTTAGTTTTGAATTGGCGGCCAACTACATTCCAGTTTGATGAAAGATATATTGCCGTTGCTTATGCCGATGACATTGACGGAACGGGATTTAGTTTAGACCCGCGAGGCAAATCCTATTTTGGGCTTTATAATTCCAGTTCAACAACCGTTCCAACGACCGCAAGTTCATATGAATGGTATTTAGCAGACCCGCT